TCAATACTTCGGAGTTCCCCAAAGAAGGCGTAGAGTCTTCATTGTCGGATGTCTTGGAAACCAAGGGCGATCACCTGAAGAAATACTCGCTATCGCCGAGGGCCGCGCAGGGTATCTTGCGAAGAGCAACGAGAAGAGGAAAAGTGTTGCCAGTGCAACTTCAAGAAGCATTGACGACAGTAGCCGAGCAGGAAACTTTGAACTCTACGACTTCCCCGATGAATCAGTAGCTCCGACCTTAAATGCTCGCAGGGCAAGAGATACAATGCAATATCGAATGCAGTCTTTTGGTGAATATGAAGAAGATGAAATTGCCTCTGCATTAAAGGCGAGAGATTACAAAGATGCAACAGACCTTGTGGTTCGTAAAGAGTAAGCGAGCGCAAACAAGTGACGATGACGAAACTTGGTTGCGGGGGGGGGTAGTGCCGACATTGAATGCTTTTGATATGGGCGACACAAGAACAACAGTTGTGATTGTAATGAGAGAACGCGAAGGAAAAGCGGGGGGGGGGGAAGGGATTTCTACTAGCAGAGAACAGGAGTTTCACATTGGCGACAAGTAATTTTCAGATTATTTTTTACGGACAGAGAGTAGGCGATGTCAGAGTGCAAGATGACAAGATAAACACTTTGCAGGCAAGAATGGGAACAGGCGGAAACAATATGCCGATGGTTGCAGAGGTCTTAGCCTTTGATGCCTACAATCAAACTGTTAGCGAAACCAATCAAACAATCAAAGCCCACACTGCTAACAAAGAAAACATTGGAACGATTTGGGAGAAGTCAACAGTGCGCCGATTGACACCGACAGAGTGCGAAAGGTTGCAGGGATTTCCTGATGGATGGACAGAGGGCCAAGCCGATTCGCACCGCTATAAACAAATGGGCAATGCGGTGGCGGTGCCTGTTGTGCAATGGATTATTAACAGAATGACAAACTAGGGGAGAGCTATGACGGGGGAAATCTTAAGAACAGGCGTTGAGTTCGCTGCCAATGGCATCTGCGCGGTGCCTGTTGCAACTGATGGCTCGAAGAGGCCTGCACTTGCAAATTGGAAGTTGTATCAAGAACGCCTGCCTTCGCCTGAAGAATTGGTGACTTGGTTTGCAAACGCCGAAGGTGTCGGTGTCATCTGTGGAAAAGTATCGGGCAACTTAGAGATGTTAGAGCTTGAAGGAAGAGCTGTTGCCGACAAGATGCACCTTGACTTAAAAGAGATGGCAAATAATGCAGGCCTTGGCGGTGTATGGGATCGGATAAACAATGGTTATGTGGAGATGACTCCATCGGGCGGATTACATTGGCTCTATCGCATTGACGGAATTGTGCCTGGCAATACGAAACTTGCAAGAAGACCAGGAGAAAATGGCGGGATTGATGTCCTAGCCGAAACAAGAGGCGAAGGCGGCTTTGTCATTGTCGCGCCATCGGCAGGGGCTTGCCATCCTTCGGGCGGAGCGTGGAAGATGCTAGTTGGCGGTGCCGGTAGCATCCCGACACTGACAATCGCCGAGCGCGACCAACTCCACAAATTATTTGAAACCTTTGATTCAGTTCCCAAGGTTGAGTTTGTCACCGAAGAACTTGCGCCAAAAGGTGTCAATCTAACTCCTGGCGATGATTACAACGCCAAAGTCACTTGGGAGCAGATACTTGAACCTCTAGGTTGGAAAAAGGTCTATACCAACAAGGCAGGTGTGACCTCTTGGAGAAGACCAGGCAAGTCTGAAGGCATCAGTGCGACCACAAATCACGCAGGCAATGACAAGTTCTATGTCTTTTCAAGTTCCACACAGTTTGAAGCTGAGCGCAGTTATAGCAAGTTTGCAGTCTTCACTATCGTTGAACATCAAGGCAACTTCACCGCCTCTGCCAAGGCTCTGCGTGAGCAAGGCTACGGCGAGGCAAGAAAAGAGCTGCAAACCTTAGAAGTTCATTCACCTGCCCTAGTTCAACTCCACGATGAAGAAGGTCAACCTTTTGAGTCATCTTGGATACCTAAACAGATTCAAGAGTTAGAACTAGAAGATGAGCCTGCGCCATCAATGCTTAGACGAGAAGATGGCAACTGTCTTTTATATGCAGGCAAGATAAATGCCCTCTTCGGTGAATCTGAAAGCGGTAAGACTTGGCTCGCATTGGAAGCAATAAGGCAAGAATTAGCAAAGAACAACATCGTCTTTTATTTAGACTTTGAAGATAGCGCAAGAGGCATCTTAAACCGCCTCAAGACAATGAAGGTGCCAACAGAGAAGTTTAAGTTCTTTAGGTATGCAAACCCTGACTCAAAGCTCGAAGCAGGTGTTGGCGAATTGATGAAGACTGAGATTATGGCCTACCTACCGAGCCTCATTGTTGTTGATGGTGTCAATGCCGCGATGAACCTGATGGGCTTAGATTTAGAGAAGAATAAGGATGCAACCTTCTTCTCACAGACAATCTTGAAGCCGTTGAGGATCGGTGGCGCTGGCATTCTCACCATCGACCACGTCACCAAGAGTAAAGACAATCGAGGCAACTATGCCATTGGCGCTCAGGCAAAAAGAGCTGACATTGACGGCGCGGCCTTTGCCGTGTCGGTGGCGATGCCATTTGGCAGGGGCATTGACGGAGCCCTTGATATAACTTGCACCAAGGATAGGCCTGGCTTTGTCCGCGCCATCTGCCCTGATGCCAAGACTGTCGGCGTTGCCAACCTTAGAAGCCTTCCTGATGGTGGGATTTCGGTGTCCATATCGGGTGGCGCGATTGTCATAAGCAACGCGGATCAACGAATGGAGCAGATTTCTAACTTCCTTGAGAAGCACGGCTACGAGATGAACTTCAATGACATCAAGAAGCGACTTCGAGATGAGGGTATAGGAATGGGCAGCGATATGGTCAGAGTTGCTCTTGACTCGCTAGTAGCTCAAGGGGCGGTGACAATTAGGCAATCAGGTCAGAAGAATCTTTACTCTCACCGAAACACCTTTTTGGCTCACGATGTTAAGACTTGGACACCTGAGTCGTGAATGTCCAACTGAACCTGACTGAACCTAACCGAACCTATAAAAAGTCACAAAAGCACCGACTAACCGAACCTCTGAACCCCCTCTTTAGAGGGGTTCAGGTTCGGTTCGGTTCAGCAGCGAGAAGGAACAGATGAATCAAGATTTCAAACCTATAAATTGCTCAAGGTGTGGCAGCCTCATTTGGGCAGGGATAAGTTGGGCTGGCTTTGCCCGCCGACTTGATACCCCTGTCCTCACCATCGAGGAAGAGATAATCAAACGGATCAACAAGGTGATGACCTTTGAGTGCCACAAGACCAAGGTGTCTTTTGAGGCGGTAGAGCGAAGCACTAACAGAATTAAATGGGGCAAGACCAAGAGGTCAGTTATCTTGGGAGAGCACCACTGCTCATCCTACAAACTCTTTGAAGTGATACCGCCGAACTATTGGAAAGAGCTTGACTATGTGGAAAGGCCGTTCTGATGCAATGTCTAGTCTGTAAGAATGAAGTGCAAGGCGAGTGTCGCAGTTGCTTCGGTCGCCTGCGGGCTATCTTGAAGGAGCTGCCACAGTTGCAGTTTGAGGCAGGCTTCTACCTTGAGCCATCACGCACCGGCAGTGGCGCGGTCAGCGCCGAACGCTCTATCGGTATCAATGTCAATGCCTTGGACTTTTCAATGGCAACTGACCTTCTTGCCATCCTGCACGGATGGGAAGAGCTGATAAGGCGCGACAGGGCCTTGACACCGCCTGCGCTGGTCAAGAGGGAGCCGACCACTGACCTTGAAGTCCTGGCAACCTGTGAGTTCCACATTGCCCACCTTTCTTGGACATTGACTCAGCCGTGGGCGTTAGACTTTGCAGGGGAAGTTTGGGGGCTACACGCTAGGGGTCGTGCAGCCGCCAAAAAGTTCAAAGAACAGGCAAGAAGGATTCCTTGTCCGACAGATGACTGCAATCGTTTTGTTGTCATTGATGTCGAACAACTTTCACAAGATGTCAGTTGCTTTGGATGCAAACAAAGTTGGTCGGTCTTGAGATTGGTGGCACTAGCAATGAGCAACCCGAATCGCAGATTCTTTCTGGACATCGAGGCGATTGCTGCTTGGCTACAAATGACAGAGCGAGAGGTTTATAGAGCAGTTAAGAAGTTTGGAATTGAGAAACGCGGTTCGACTTACGATCTTCAAGCCCTTATGAAAGTGAGGCAACAAAATGCCTAGAATGTTGTCAAGGTTCTCTGCTACACTTTCGTTATCAGAGTTCCCTATCTCGGAACAATCCATCCACGAAATCGATGAAGCCCTTGGTCACGCTACCAAGGCACGCAACCTTCCTCATTACACTCAACGCCAACGCGATATTGTTGACGAGTTCATAGATGATTTGCTTGATATGCGCTTGGAGCTACAACAATGTTGAGCATAACAATAAGCATTGGTGATGTTGAGTCAGAGATGACGACAGACCAAAATCTTTCTTTTGATGCTATCGAGTCGTTATTAAATAGAGCAGTGAACGCAACGCTGCAATGTTATCTATCTCTTCCAACCGAGGATCGTCTTGCAGGCTTCGGAACGGATGATGAAGATGATGACGAGGAAGCCGAATGAATCGCGTGTGTGTCGTAAGTGTGGAATTGAATATTCAATAACAGAGTTTCGTTTCACTAATAAAGCACAAAACAAACGCCACAACATCTGCAAACATTGCAGACAGATTCATAGAAAGTTTGTGCGAGAAGCACAGCAACACTATGACCAACTTTTAGAGAAACAAAACAACTGTTGTGCAATATGTGGAATCACTGCTGATGAAAGCAATGATAAGTTAATCATTGACCATAATCACGACACACTTATTGTGCGAGGAATTGTTTGTTCTTATTGCAACAAGGGTCTTGGATTCTTTAAGGACTCCCCCACCCGCCTAGCGATGGCGATAGAATACTTGGTGAAACACGATGGCATTACTTCCTAGACCTTGCTCACAATGCGGAACAATAGTTCGCAACTCTTATCTTTGTGCTGAATGCAAACGAAAGAAAGAAGCACTGCGCCCATCACGAACAGCTCGCGGTTATGATTACAAGTGGCAGAAGTTATCTAAGCTCGCTCGGCAGTTGCAACCATTTTGTCGAGTGTGCCATAGCACTCAAGACTTAACTGCGGATCACATAATTCCATTACATCTCGGCGGATTGTCAGAGTTGGCGAATGTGCAAGTGCTTTGTCGTTCTCACAATTCATCAAAGGGATAAAGAAATGACCCCCCGTGGCAGATACGGGTATGGGCAAAAAGTGTAGGAAACGAGCGCGTAAAGCACCCCGCGTATTCCTATGCACATCCAGTCGCAGTGTAGCACCCTACGGGGTTTTTATTTGTAGTTCGGGGGAACCAAAAAAATGAGCCACGCAAAACCAACAGAATTGAAAAGAGCTTTGGGAAATCCAGGCAAAAGAAAACTGCCCGATCAGAAGAATTTAATTATGCTTCCACAACTAGCAGGTCAACCGCCTGCGCACTTAACCAAAGCTCAAAAGACAAAATGGTCAGAGCTGCGCAGGCTCGCTGTTTGGATAGCGGTCACTGATGAACCATTGCTGACCTCGCTTGTCGAGAAGATGACTCGCCAAAAAGAACTATCTAAAAAAATGAAGAAGAGCGAGTTTGTCCTTTACACCGACAAGGGCTATGCCTACGCCAACCCTTTGTTTGGAATGCTCTCAACAATAGAAACTGAAATTTTCAAATTACTCTGCCAACTTGGTTTGACTCCTGTTGATCGTAGCAAGATGGGAGTTGCTGAAGTCAAAGCGAGAACCAAGCTCGAAGAGATAATTCAAAACAAGAATGACTCAAAGTAGTTGGCCCCCGCGCTGGCTAACGCCAGTGCCACAGTCAGAACAAGACAATGGCGATGGCGATGTCTATGCCAAGTTTGCTGAGGCCGTCTGTCGAGTGACGAAGGATTCCGTTGCTTCTCCTGCCGGAAAACTTCTCGTTCTTCGTGATTGGCAGAAAGAACTTCTGCGCCACGCACTTGCTCGCCGAGAAGATGGGCGTTTTCGTCATAGAACCGCGCTCGTTGGAATGGCTCGTAAGAATGGCAAGTCGGCCTTGGCAGCTTCAATGGGTCTTGCAGGCTTAACTCTTGGTGGCAATGGCTCTGAGATTTATTCTTGCGCAGCAGATAGAGATCAAGCACGAATTGTCTTTGGCACTGCAAAGCGAATGATTGAACTTGATGAAGAACTTTCATCAATGTTTGTTCTCTACCGCGATGCAATTGAGTTCAAAGAGAAGGCGAGTGTCTATCGTGTCCTCTCTGCCGAGGCTTACACAAAAGAAGGACTCAACCCTTCACCGCTTGTTATCTTTGACGAAGTCCACGCGCAACCTTCGTGGGATTTATGGAACACGCTATCCCTTGCCGGTGGCG